TCAACCCGTGGCACGATCCCGAGCAAACCAGAACCAAACAGGAAGACCCCAGTGAGGACGCGAAGGCATGCCCCACCATCATGGCAGCCAAGGCCCGGCGCTGTCGCCGCAAGCATCGCAGGCAACAGGAGGCCGGGTGACACGAGCCGGGAATCGTGGGTCCTCTCCCGAACCCGAGCTGACAGGGGTCGCCAGTGGCGCGGTGTTTCACCATGCGACACGTTGAAATAAAACCGAAACAAGAATGAAAATTCAGTCACTTAGTATTGAAATCCCTGACAATTCGGCATCGGGCGCGGCGTTGCCCAATGTGAACCGGGTTTTTGAATGGCTTCTGGCCCGTGGCTGGGACTGCACCCGGGCCACGGTCAACCGGCATGCCGGAAAGGGACTGATCCGGCGCAATGCATCCGGCGAATACCCTCTGGACGCCGTGCTGGAATACGCCCGCAACCACTGGCGAATCATCAACCCAGCCCTAGCCGTGCCCGAGGCCCCGGCGCCATCTGGTGGCGGAGACAGATCCGTGGATCTGCCTCCGGAGGTCGGCATGGAGCCAGGTCTTGATCCGGCCCTGTCCCGCCTGCGCCAAGCCGAGGTCATGGCTTTTCAGCGTTGGGGCAGAGCCATGGAGGACGGAAACGCACCGGAAGCCGTGTTCCGGTCCTATGCCCAGGCCGTGGAGCTGTTGCGCAAAGCGGAAAAAAACTTGCTGGATCTGCAGCGGGAGCGCCGGGAGCTTCTGCCCAAGTCCGAGGTCAAGACCTGGTTATTCCGGCAGATCGTTAGCGCCAAGGCCACGTTGACCAACCTGCCCGGCAAGCTGGCCCCGCAACTGGAGGGCCTGCCTTGGCCCATGATCCAGAAGAAACTTGAACAGGAAATCCTTCATGCTCTTGGCAAACTTTCATCCGACATTGACGCCCCTATGGACAACGGCCTGGAGACCGCCGGCGAACCTGAACCCATGGCAATGGGCGGAGATCAATCTTGAGCTTTCGAGCCGATCAACGGCCTATCCTGGCCGCTACAGCACGGAACAGACGCCCTATGTTCGGCAGCCTCTGGAAGACTTCAAAGACCCGGCCATCCGGCAAATCACGCTCTGTTTTTCGGCCCAAAGCGGCAAGACCCAGACTATGCTGACGGCCCTGGCCTACGTCATTGCCCAGGACCCCGGCCCGGTCCTGCTGGTTCAAAGCTCCATGGAGGCGGCCAAGTCGTTCAGCAAGAACCGCCTGCAACCCCTGATCGAGGATTGCCCGGCCTTGGCCAAACACAAGACCGGAGACCGCTTTGATTTCGCAGCGGCGGAAATGCGGCTGGATAACTGCAGCATCTACCTGCAGGGCGCTGGCAACCCTGCCCAGTTGGCCAGCAGGCCGATCAGGTATTTGCTGGCCGATGAAATCGACAAGTGGCCGGACGAAAGCGCGAAAGAAGCGGACGCCCTGTCCCTGGCCGTGGAGCGCGTGAAGAGCTTCCGAAATCACAAGATCATCCTGGCCAGCACGCCGACCCTGGCCCGTGGCCCCGTCTGGCAGGCGTTTCAGGCCGGAGACCAGCGGCGCTATCATGTGCCGTGCCCGCACTGCGGGACCTGCTTTGTGCTGCGCTGGGAACACGTCAAATGGCCGGAGACCACGGACGCGGAAACCGTGACCCGGGAAACCTGGCTGGAATGCCCACACTGCCAGGGCCGCATCACCGAACGCCACAAGGCGGCCATGCTGGACGCCGGGCAATGGATACCCGGCAACCCGGACGCCCCGGCCGATAGGGTCAGCTATCACCTGTCGGAAGTCTACAGTCCATGGACCACGTGGGGTAGTCTGGCCGTGAAGTTCATCCGGGCCAGCAAAGAGGCCAAGCAGGGCAACTCCGGCCCCCTGCACAACTTCGTCAATTCTTCCCTTTCCGAACCGTGGGAAGATCGGCAGCAATCGGCCAAGGAGCCGGACGCCATCCTGGCCCTGGAGGTGGAACTTCCGGCCGGCGTGGTCCCGGCGGAGACCGTAACCCTGACCGCCGGGATCGACACCCAGGACAACGGGTTTTGGTTCGCCATCTGGTCCTGGGACCAGGACCTGACTGGCCACCTGGTCCGAGAAGGCTTTGCCCCGGATCTGCTATTCCTGGATTCCGCACTCTGGGCCGGCAACTACCAAGACCAGGAAGGACGGACCCACCCCGTCCGCTTGGCCCTGATCGACAGCCAGGGGCACCGCACGGGCGAGGTTTACGACTGGTGCCGACAGCGCCCGCAATCCAGGCCTCTGAAGGGCGAACAGCGCCTGAGCGGGGCGCCGTGGGCATCCACCATCCTGGACAAGATACCCGGCCGCGACGGCAAGCAATACCCGATCCCTGGCGGCCTGCAGTTGATCAGGGTGGACACGAACCACTTCAAAACGCTGCTGTCCGGCAAGCTGGCCGTGGGCGCCGACAACCCCGGCGGCATGACCCTGCACAAGGAGCCCAGCGCGGACTTCATCAAGCACATGAGCGCCGAATACCAGGACGAACGCGGCATCTGGAGGCAGCCCGGGCACAAGCGCTGCGACCTCTGGGATTGCAGCGTGTACGCCCTGGCTGGCGCTGAAATTCTCGGGATCCGCTACTGGCGGGCACCCCAGGACCAAACACCACAACCCAACCCGAAGCCAAACGGCTCAACGAGGAGATCACTATGGTAGCACCGAGCAGCAGGCCCCAGGCCCCGGCCGAAGTCATCAAACCCAGCACGAACCTTTCCGGCCTCGACGAAATTGCCATCTACTCCAGGCGGAGCAAGGCCACGGTCCTGGATTGGATCAGGAACGAAGGCTTTCCGGCCGCGAAGCTGGGGGCCGTCTGGGAGAGCGACAAGGCCATGATCGACGACTGGAAGCGGGATCGTATCGAAAAATCCAGGCTCAGGGCGCTGGCCGCCACGACGCCCCCTCCGGCCCCGGCGCCCAAACGAAAAAAAGCGTCAAGCCCAAGAATAGACCGTGGCTGGTAAATCACGGACCGTTATCGGTCATCGGCGCTAAATTAGCCATTTTCCAAAAAAGAAGGCCGTAAGGGACTCCCATCAAAGGAGACTCTTATGGCCTTCACCTCGTGGAGCGATCTGCTCCGACAGCTCAAAGACGATCTGGCCTCCGGCAACTGGATCACGCGCAGCTACACCGTTGACGGCGTGGCTCGCGAATTCCGCAGCGTGTCCGAGTTCATGGGCCTGCTGCAGGACGTGGAGGGCCGGGCAAACATGGAAAACCTGACCACCCGACCCTTGGGCCGGACCTATGCCCGGAGCGCGTCGTGATCGGGCAGGCCTTTGATCATCTGGTGGGCATCTTCAATCCCAAAGCGCAACTGTCCCGCATGGCAGCCCGGGAGCTGATCCAAGGCAAGCGCCAATACGCAGCCGCAAAGCCAGGGATCGGCGGGTGGAGCCCCGTGGATACGGACGCGAATTCCGAGATCCGGACCAGCTCCCCTCAAGTCCGGCGGCGGGTCCGGCAATTGGTCAGGGATTTCCCATATTTCGGCCGAGCCATTGAAGTACTGACAGCCCTGACCGTGGGCCAGGGCTTTGTCCTGCAGTCCCAGGCCCTGGCCGGGGAGGACGGAAACCGTCCCACTCGAACCGCCATCGAAGATGTCTTCAAGCGCTGGCAGGACCAAGCCGACATCGCCGGCAAGCTGACCTTTCCGGAAATCTGCCAGCTCGCCAAACGGCAGGAGCTGGAAACCGGTGAATACTTCCTGATCAAGCGCCAATCTCAAGACCCCAAGCGCCTTTTGCCCTTCTGCCTACAGGCCATCGAGGCGGACCGGCTGACGACCCACGGCACCCCTGTTGTCCGGTCCAATGAGATCGACCAGGGCGTGGAATTCAATCCGGAAACCGGGGAGGTCCTGGCCTACTGGTTCGAAACCGACACCCGGCCCATGCGCGTGGCAGCGGCGGACGTGATCCACGGCTATGTCATGCAGCGGCCCGGACAGCTCCGGGGAATAAGCCCCTTTGCCCCCGGAGTTCTGGCGGCCTTGGAACTTGGGGAATATTTGGCGGCCGAAATCGAGGGCGCCAAAATGGCCGCCAAGTATCTTGCTTTCATCGAAACCCCGGACCTTTCAGGCTTCCAGGACCTGCGAGGCGTGAGCGCGAGCGCAAGCCCCCGGTATGAAAACTTGGAAAATGCGGTCCTGGAGTACCTGCGACCAGGCGAGAAGATCAACCTGGCGAGCCACAACCGGCCGGGCAACAACTTCGATCCGTTTGTGCGCCTCGTCCTGCGCATGCTGTCCGTTACCACCGGCGTGCCCTACGAGATGCTTTCGGGCGACTACTCCGGCATCAACTATTCGACCATGCGTGTTTGCCGGAACGATCTGAACCAGATCCTCAAGAGCCACCACGGCCGCATGATCAACCACCTGTGCGGCCCGGTCTTCCAGGAAGTTATTCGTCAAGCCGTCCTGGCCAAGCGCCTGGACCTGCCAGGATATTGGAGCGACCCCGCCCGTTACAACAAGGCCAAATGGGTCTCGCCCGGCATGGAATCCATTGACCCCCTGAAAGAGTCCAAGGCTCATGTGGACCAGTTGAACAGCCTGCTCCGAAGCCCACAGGAAATCGCGGCGGCACGTGGCCGGGACTATGAAGAGCTGCTGGACGAGATCCTGGAGGCAGAAGGCATGATTGCCGAACGCGGGCTTTCCCGCGGCGAAGTATCAACGGCGCTGGCCAGCAATCCGGCCGCCATAGGGGATGATGACCAATGAACGAACGGAAACTGACCGGCATGAAGGAAATCTGCGACTATGCGCGGCGCTCCGAAGCCACGGTCATGGGCTGGATAGTGCGGGAAGGGTTCCCGGCCGACAACGTGGACGGCATCTGGGAAAGCGACACCGGACGCATTGACTCATTTTACCGAGCAAAAGCCATGGAGGCTTTAGGATGAAACTGACGACCAGAAAAATGCCGCTTTCCGGCGGCCCTCAGACCATGAATATCGAGGCCCGGCAGGTGCATGTGGTCATGGCCACGGAAAACCCCGTGCGCGTTTACGACTGGGAACGGGGCATCGTGAACGAAGTGCTGCTCATGAGCGGCGCATCCTACCCGGCCCAAGTGCCCCTGCTGGACTCTCACGACAGAGGCAGCGTGGAAACGGTCCTGGGGAGCGTGTCGGGAATCACGGTGCAGGGTCCGGAACTGGTGGGCCTGGTGGAGTTTTCCGCAGTGCTCCGAGCCCAGGACGCCATGACCAAGGTTCAGGAAGGCCACCTCACGGACTTTTCCGTGGGTTATGCGGTTGAGGAGTCGGTCTGGATTCCCGAAGGGCAGTCCCAGACCGTTGACGGCAGAAATTTTCAAGGCCCGGTCAAGGTCGCAACCAAGTGGACCGTGAAGGAACTCTCCATCACGCCCATCGGTGCGGACAGCCAGGCCAAAGCACGATCGGAGACACAGCACATGGAAAAGAACCAAGTTTTGGAGCAGGAGCGCTCCCGCGTCGGTGAAATCATGGCCATCGGCCAGGAGTTTGAAATCATGGACCAGGCCCGCGAAGCCGTGACAAGCGGCCAGAGCGTCCAGGAATTCCAGGCCACGGTCCTGAAGTCGGTTCGTGAAAACAGGTCCCCGGCCCCGGGCTTCCGGGTGGAGATTGGCGCGACCGACGGCGAAAAGTTCCGGGCAGCCGCACAGGAAGCTATCCTGCTACGCGGCGGCCTGATCATGGCCAAAGAGAACGACTTGGCAGGCTACACCCTGCGGGAACTGGCCCGGGAATGCCTGATCCGAGCCGGACAACGCAGGTTTGGCCGCAACCTGCCCGAAATGATCGGCCGGGCACTGACCACATCCGACTTCCCCAAGATCCTGGCAGCCAGCGCCAATAAGTCCCTACTCATGGGGTACGAGACTTCCAGTGAAACATGGATGCAGTGGTGCGCCACGGGCAATGCCAACGATTTCAAGACCCACTCCGTGGTCAGGCCCTCGGAAATGAGCGACCTGGAAGAAGTGGCCGAACTGGCAGAGTACACCCACGGCACCAGGGGCGAAGCCCAGGAGCAGTTCCAGATTGCGACCTATGGCAAGCTGTTTGCGATCAGTCGCCAGGCCATCATCAACGACGATCTGGGAGCCTTGACCACCATTCCGCAGGCCCACGGCGAAGCCGCCGGGCGCAAGGTCGGAGACGTGGCCTATGTCGTGCTGACCGGGAACGAGACCATGGGCGACGGTAAGGACCTTTTCCATACCGACCACGACAACTTGGCCGGGACGGGCGGCGCGGTCAGCGTCTCCACCTTGGCCGACGGCATTGCGGCCATGCGCAAGCAGAAGGACATTCTTGGCCTGCGCTCCCTGAACATCCGGCCTCAGTTCTTCCTGGCCCCGGTTGCATTGGAAGGAACCTGCGAACAGCTCTTTTTGAGCGCCCTGGAGGGCACCCAGGCGGCCCCGGGCAAGGCCAACCCTTACGCCGGGAACTACTTCACCCGCGTCTATGATCCGCGACTGGACGACGACGACGCCAATGCCTGGTACTTGGCCGGCCCCAAGGGCAAGACCGTGACCGTGTTCTTTCTGAACGGAAACCAGGTCCCCTACCTGGAGAGCCGCGAGGGCTTCAACATGGACGGCGTCGAATACAAGGTCCGCATTGACTGCGGCGCCAAGGCCGTGGACTGGCGGGCGCTCTACAAGAATGATGGTGGCGCTTAACCGGGCAACACTCCTGCTCGTGGCTGAGCTGGTGGACGCGGCAAAGGCAGGAGTGACCTACACGGCCAGACTCAAGGCCACCTGCCCTGCTTGCGGTCATCAGCTTCAGACCACAAGGACGATGCCCTGGTCAGCTTGTTTCCGGATCAGATACCACAAATGCACAAACCAGGACTGTCCGCTTTCCATGCTTGGACAAAGCGTGAAGTCCCTTGAGGAAATGTGATCATGGCGAAGAACTATATTCAGGAAGGCAGGGTCATTCCCTTCACCGCCAGTGCCGATATCGTATCGGGACAGGTAGTCGTTGTCGGGTCCTTGGTTGGCGTATCCATGACCGACGTGGCCAACGGTGCCCAGGGCCAGCTGGCCGTTGAAGGCGTCTTTGACATTCCGGCCGCGACCGCGGCGATCAATGCCGGCGCCGCCGTTTACTGGGACGCCGACGGCAATCCCGTTGGCGGCACGTCCGGAAGCGGAGCAGCTACGGCCACCGACACGGCCAACACGCTCATGGGCTACGCCCTGACCACAAAGGGCTCCGGCGGCGGCACCGTCCGCGTGAAGCTGGGCAGGTAGTTTTCAGGGAAAACCAGAAAGCGACTTCAGAAGATATTTGGCGGACCTGGTTGGCCAGTTCCAGGAAAGCCGGCGCCCGTGGATGGTGTGAACCTCCGGTCCACGGGCGTTTTATTGCTGCCAGTATACCCGAAAGTACACCCCGGGCAGCAAGATTTACCATGACGCCAAGGTGCCCCAAACCAGTCCGGACAACATAGAGACTGAACCATCTGTCATTTTAACAGCCTGATATGCTCGGCAAAAACACAAACATCTGGCCACGCTGCTAGAAGATTCAGCCCCTCAAACGGGACTCTTTGGCTCCATCCGATATTGGTCCGGCTGTTACCCCGGCCTTTCAACTGGTTGCAAATGAAGTCAGTGAAACCCGCCCAAAAGTATACCCAAAAGTATACCCAGAGCCCAAAAACAAGAAAAAAGGGGTAACTTTTTATAGTTAACCCCTTGATTTTATGGAGCCAGGAAAGAGAATTGAACTCTCGACCTACTGATTACGAATCAGTTGCTCTACCAACTGAGCTATCCTGGCAAAAACAGCGA